TAATTGTTTTGCTTGGTTTTCTAACATTACTGCCATACCATGCTTAGTTGTTTCAGAACCTACTCCTTCAAGTAAGCCTGTTTTTTCCCATTTGCTTTTCAAACCTCTAGTTTGTTCAAGCATTACGCTTTGTGGGCTTGCGCCTGTCATTAATTTTTTTAAGTCCATTTTAAATGAATTTATTTTTTTTTGTTGTTAATTACTTAATAATACCTGCTAATTGTTTGAATCTTGCAGAGAAGTCAGCTGATTCAGCAATTACTTGCTTAGCTGCTGCTTGTGCTGGCTTAGTAGATTTAACTACTTTACTAGCAATGCCTTCTGTGATTGATTTTTTGTTAGCTTTTGATGTAGAAGAAGTGTATTTGAAATTCTCTGCTAATGTAGAGTAAACCAATTTAACTTCTCTTACTGATTTTGTTCTATCCAAAGTTTCGATAACTTTAACTTTCTGTTCGTTAGTCATGTTATGAGCTCTGAATAATTTGTTTGCGAATAATAACTTAGCGTTCAATAAGTTCACTTCGTTAATTGTTCTTTGTAAAGATTTGATAGTTTTGTAAGCTTCGTTTAATTCAGCTTCTTTTTCTTCAGCATCTTCTGCAGATGAATCATCAGTCATGTCAGCTTCCATTTCTCTTAAAATTTCTTCTAAGTCGATTACTTTCTCACCATCTTTGTCAGTACCGGCTTCAGCGCCATCAGTATAGTTTTCTTTCTTTACTGATTTTTTTCCTTCGTAAGCTGCAGGTTTTTCTTCTTCAGAATCATCACCTTCTAATTCAGCTAATTGTCTTTTTAATTCGGCAATTTTTTCTGCATCAGGGTTTTCTTCTTCTTCTTCTTCATTTGTTGCATCTTCTTCAGAACCTTCTTCGTCACCCAATTGAGCTTCTAACTCTCTGATAATAGCTTCTAAGTCCATATCATCTTCTGATTCATCATCATCCGATGGCATGTTCATTGAACCCATATCATCTCCAGCTGCTGCAAACGGGTCTTCTTCTTCAGTTCCCATTTCCATACCAGCCATTGAATCTTCTTCAGACTCTTCACCTTCTAATTCTGCTAATCTCGCTTTTAATTCTGCGATTTCTACATCCTTTTCAGATTCTTCATCTCCCATTGCCATATCATCTTCTTCGTTGATATCTGCTACTTTTTTGAAGTCATCAACTTGTGCACCTGGCTCACCAGATGTAGTTTTAGTTGAACCTGCTTCAAATTCGGTATCAGCATCTAAAGAAGGAGTTGATGTAGAACTACCAATGTTTGTTGAGTCTAATTCTTCATCCACTTTTTCAGCGTCATCTTCCATTTCTGCTTCTGCTCTTAATTTTTGTGTTAAGATAGATTGTAGTCTTGGAGTAAATGCCTCTTCCAAAGCGATTTTTGCGTTTGCTAATGCGGTTTCTTTAACGGCTTTAGCATCGGCGATTGCTTCTTTCAATAATTTTGAATTTGCCATTTTGCTTTTTTCCTTGTTTTGATTGTGAAGTTATTCGTAGGAAACTCCAATAGAATTATGTTGATTGTTCGGTCACTCCTTATAAGAAGGGTATTCATTAATCAACTATTGCTTTAATAAATCCTATATGAGATAGGATATTTGAGAATAAATATATATTTTTTTTAGAAAACTAAAGAAAATTAGTAATTATATTTATTTTTTCTTATAGTTTCTTCTCTTTGTAACCTTTTTTTAACTGAATCTTTAATAAAAACTTGCCTTCCTCTCAATTCTTCAATTTGTTTGATGCTTTGAACTTTTCTTTTATATTGTTTTAAAGCACCCTCTATATTTCCGTTTTTGATATTAATTATCAACATTACTGATGATTTACCAATTTATATTTAGTTCTATATAATAAAGATACAACAGTATCAATATCATTTTGAATCCAACTATCTTGTAATTTTGGGTTTGTTCTTAGTTTTGCAACCATAGTACAAAGTGTTTCAAAATACTTAATAATATTTTTAATATCATTATTTTTGTCTAATACTCCAATACCCGATAATTGAATCAATCCTTCTTTACCCTGATAAGTTTCTACTAAACCATCGATTAATCCAACAATAGAATCATAGTATTCACCTAATGCAATATGTGCTGAATGAGAACCTATTCCCTTAACACCTAAATGAAATGAATGGGTTTGCGTTCTACTTTGTAACAATAATGATGCTAATTCTTCCATTTAATTTATTTTATGCTTTCCACTTCATAGCTTGAATTTTCTTACTCATATCGGATGTTATTCCTCTTTCAGTAGCTTCATCATTCATTGCTTTGGTTGCAGTTTTTGCTAATTCTAATTCTAATTCTTCGTAATTAATGTTTTTATCATTTTTATATTTACTCAATAATCTCTTTGTAGCCGAATCGTTAATAAATGTAGTTACCCATGCTGGACCAATTCCAGTCGATGAAACTATATCATTCATTCTACTAATAAACCCCATATTGGTATATAATGATTTATAAATATCTTTTAATGCTCTTTGTACTTCAACACTTCTTCCGTGATAGTACGCATCTATATTATCAGCTAATTTATTAAAGAACATGGTAAGAAACCCAAATAATGCAATACTACCAAGTATTGTCAATAATCCAAGTTCGTTTAAATTCTCTTTTTTTGCCATTATTTTTTGCAAGTTTTACATTCCTGTAATCCTAATCTTTTTTTCATAACTTGCTCTGATACATCTGCTATTTCAAAGTATCTTCCCAACACATGTCCCATATCTTCATATAGTGATTCTAATCTTTGTTCTTGTGATTTTGCTTCTAATGATTCTTTTTCAAATGCAGATTGTAATTTTTTCAATTCATTCATGTTACGCTTGATTGTAACTCTATCGAACCAATCACCACCTTCTCTTAGAGTATATTCTTGAGCTGCATCTGCTATACCACCTAAAGTTTCCGCAACTTGTCTGATATCAGATTTTCTAGTCATTCCTTCTCTATGTTGACCATATGTAGAAATGATTTCTAAGAAATGTTTCTTTAATTCAGTTGGTAATTGCTGAAGTTCCTCTTCTTCTTTTAATAGGTCTTTTAAGCGTATCATATACTATTTTTTTAAAATATCGTTTTTCTTAATCTTTTGGATTGCTTGCATCAATTGTTGTTTATCTAATCCCAATGCATCAATCACTTTAGCAATTACTAATTGCTCTTTTCTTTTTGATAAATTATATCCTTTAATTTGGTCTATTAATCTATCTAAAAATCTTTCTACTTGTGCTGGAAGTGTTACATCCATATCATCGATAGATTCTTTTATATTTGTTTGCTTTCCAGGTACTAAATCTACTAATTTCATATTATTAATTTAATTCTATTATGATTTCTCTCATTAAATCTTGTGATTTGCACCACTTACCACACTCATCAGCTACTTGCTTCCAATGCTTTGATTCGTTCATAGGTGCCATAAATGCTCCATGTGTTGATGGGTTAGATACAAAATCCCAACCTACCAATTCAAAATCTTCCTGAACCATTACAGTTCCATCATTCAATTCTTTTACTGAACCCAATCCTCTAGATGAAATACCTAAACGAATATTGTTCTTTAATAATTCTCTAAGGATATTGCCAGATGGAGTTGAAAGAATTTCTACTACACCACATACATCATCACCTTCCCAATAAATTTCTCTAATATTATGTGATACATTCTTTAAGTTAATAACCGGAGAATCTGGATGGTCTAATTCACCTAACGCTCTTCTTTCTTTAATAAGTTGTTCGTATTTTTTAGTTTCTCTCATTAAGATTTCTTTAGGATATCTTCTACCATTTTGATTAGCGGCTCCTGCTCTTTGTAGGATTCCCTTAACTAAATAAGTTCCATTTTCTTCTTTCTGAAGTTTTGCTTCAAATAAATGGGTTTCTATTAATAATCCTTTATTCATCTTACTTTATATCTTTTTTTACTTTTTCAACAGCGTTATCCATTATTGATGAATCATTCCAAGACTTTAATATAATAGTCTTTAATTCATTTTCTAATTCCGTTTCACTCAATTCTCCATTTGTACTACCACTCATTTTTATTATTTGAGTATTTACATATGGTAAATTTACAATCTTATCTACAGTTGTATTATCAATTCCTTTTTTTGGGTCAACCATCTTAGCTATATCAGATACTGTTTTCTTATCGTTTGATATAGAATCTAAAATTTGTTTCACCTCTTTTTTATAGTTTTGGTTACCTTGAAAATATTTCATTCCTTTTTGTGCCAAATCTACCATATAGTAAAAAATAATCTTACTAATTATTATAGAACTAATAGTAGCTGCTATACCAATTAGAAGATTTTCATTTACTTTTTTTTTTTCAGCCCTTCATTTTTAGCTCTTAATGCTGCTAAATCTGAACCTTCAATCTCTCCATCGCCATCGGTATCAATTTTCTTTTGGCCTGCCGTTAGTTCTGCCTCATTATATCCCCTTAATCTACCTTCCGATTTTGCTTTATAAGCAGTATCTACGCCATTAAAGAATTTTTTCTTATCATCATCGCTCATAGAGTTGATATCCTTACCAGTCTTATCTAACATATGTTTAAATAATTGTTGGTAGTCACTTTCCTCTTTTATGACACTTTTAATAAGTTCTAATAATTCTGATTTTTTCATTTATTCTGATATTTTGCGAACTTGTTGT